ATCAGTTGTGATGTTGTATCTTTTTCACAGAGCATCTTCTTTTGTGCCTTAGTTAGCACTTGACTTGCAACTCAGGATTCACCCAACGTCTTATCGACTGCATTTCCTGGATCCGTAGATCAGTTGTGTTGCTATGTTATGCCTTGTTGTACTTTTTTAATTCTTCTTTAAGGATTCGGGAACCTCCTACCCTGACATTGATGATGCCATTGTAGTAGTCGTCGGATTCTAGTACTCGTCTTTCGAACTGTTCTCGAGCCTCGAGATAACTCATTACGCCTCTTGATTTGCAGATGTACAGTATTTCCCTTGTGAATTTGTCTTCGCCTAATTGTGCCACGTCAGCAAGTAGATGATCTGATGAACCCCAATAGTCCTTCCAGTCCGATTCCACCTTGCTTCTACGTTTGTTTATCCTGCCCTTGAGAGGCGGACGTGTCTTCTTGAATTTCGCTAGTTTTTTACCCACATACATTTTACCATTGGTTGTATTTGTAATAAGATATACAAATCCTTCGCAGTCTTCTGGCAGTGTGTCGAGTGTTTTACCTTGATAAGTCCATGGCATGAACTTACTTACTGATTATTTTTTTTGCTGTTGCTGTTTTTGAATTCGTGATGTTTTATATTGGTCTTCCAGCTCTTTACGTCTTTGACGTGCCAAAATTCTAATTTCCGCGAGCGCCTTTCTGGCGGCTACTTTGGTAGCAAGGCTTCGCCTTTCAGCAAACTTTTCGTTTGCCTTGAAGTATGCCATGTATGCTTTGGTGAGTTTATCGTGAGTATCATCTTGTATGGTCATAAGTTTCCACGTCGTTAGCATATGCTGTGAAGCCGTTTTCTTTGATCACCTTCAACACATTGTTCACACGTCCTATTAATTCATCCTTGTGACTGATTAAGAATATGTTTTTGCCTGATTCTCTGCTCATTTTCTTAAGAATAGCCAGAGCACTTTCAACACCTGCTGAATCCATACCAGAATCTATCAATTCATCCAAGAACAGCAAGTTGATGTTTTGATACAAGTTTTCCCAAACATCTCTAAATGCAAAACTTAAACCCAATATCAATCTATTACGTTCACCTCTGCTCAAATTATCAAAATCTAATTCTTGACCCAGTTGTGTGATCTCCACACTCAAATCATTTTTAAATGTGACCAAGTGTGGAAGACCCAATTGATCCAAGTAGTGTGTCAACCTGTTGTTCAAGAAGGTTAAGTTTTGATCAATTATCTTTTTCCTTATGAAGGAATCTTTGTTTGTAAGCAGTTTATACAAAAATTCTTGATGTTCTTTTAATTTTTGTAGTGCATTGGCAGTGTCCCAATTGATTTCTTGTACTGCTTGATTTTTTAATTCTTCTATCTGATCCAAATATGGATTAGTTTCTTCTTGTTTGTTGTTCAATGCTGTTTTGATAGATTCCACATACTGTCTGTGATCATATGCTTCTTTTAATGTGTCATAATATGTGTCCGGTCTTTGTGTCAAATCTCCCACAGTTTTTATATCTTTAAGAGTGGCTTCTAATTGATCTGCCAATTCCATCACATAACTGTTGGCTTCACCATATTCTTCTTCTAATTTTCTCTGCATTTCTTCAATTTTATCTTGAGGCAGATTCTGTCCACACGCATAACACGTGGCTTTGTGATTTAATTTTTCTAAATCTGTGTGCAGTTTTTTTGCTGTTTTGTCTGCTTGTTCAATGGTTGCTTCCAAACCAGCACGATCTTTTTGTAATTGTCTCAATGCATCATTTAATTTTGTCCAGTCATCCAGTTTTTGATGTGCTTCTAATTCATTGTCAATGTTAATTGCTTCTAATTCTTTTAAATTCTTTTTTAATTTTTCAATGTCTGTGCTGTTTTGATTTTGCCAAGCACTGCTTTTATTTTGTAAACTGTGTATTGTTTCTTCCACTTTTTCATTGGATATTTTTATTCCTTCTAAACGTGCGGTTTCTAATGCTATATCTTCTTTTGTGCTTTTGATGTGAGTTTTCAATATCTCTGCTTTTTCAGACAGCAGTTGTATTCCTAACAGTTGTTCGATAATGTCCTGTTGTTCGTTGGCGTGTAAACTTAAGAATGGTTGTGTGTATGTGTTCAACGCCACAATGTGTTTGAACATCTTAGGATTCATTCCAATCATTCTGTTCAAATCTTCCTGTGTTTTACGTGAATCTCCTTGACTTACATCTGAAAGTTCCTGTTCTTCCTCGTCAATAAAATATTTCATCACGTTGGGCTTTCGACCACGCTCTACTTTATAATTCTTACCGTCTTTTTCAAATGTGATTGTGACCAACATATTTTTACCGTTGGTTTTGTTTACAAGATTGTCTTTACGTATTTTTGTGAGTGCTTCCCCATACAGTGCATAAGACAACGCATTCACAATGGTTGTTTTACCTGTACCATTACGTGATCCTGCATCATCACCACCCATGTCTAGGTTTTCACCCAATACCAATGTTAACAGTTTTTGCTGAAAGTCTATGGCTTGGGTTTGATTACCCACACTCATAAAGTTTTTAACTGTAAGTGTTTTAATTACTATCATTGTTTAAATCTCTAAATATTTTTAGCAACACTGCTTTATCATAAGCATCTGATTCTATGGTTTCAATTTCTTTGGACACAATCTGATCTACAGATTCAAACTTTGTGATATCCAATTCTGTATTGATTTCCTCATCTTTTTTGCTTGGAATCAATGTGATTTCTCTACAATCATAATCCTTCATAAAAGTTTCTTTGATATAACTGGCTTCTTCAAAACTGATATCAATATCCAATGTGACTCGCAAGTGCATCTTGCTTTTCATTATTTCTTTTGTTTTGTCTAACAGTGTGCTTAATTTCACATTTCTATACTTGGGACAGTTTGGCCAATTGAAATACACAGGCTCTTTGTCGTGTTCCAGTATCATCATGCCTCGATCATCATCATCTACATCTGCGTAATTGTGTGGAAAAGGATTACCCAAGTAATGGATATTGTTTTTGACCTGTCTTTTGTGGAAGTGTCCAGAGAACACATATTCTTGATTGACAAAATCACTGCCTCGCAGTTCGCCTGTGTCAGGCATTTCCACCATGGCATTCATAAAAAAGTTTGGCAATTCAAAGTGCCCAAACATATATTTGCATTTCATTTTACCCACTTTTTTCCATTCATTGCCTATTAACCAAGGCACCATCACCACATCATCTATCTTTGTGATCTCGTTCACCATGGTGATACCTGGAATAAATCTTCCAAACTCTGTGGACTGAATGTCTCTGCTGTCTTTGTAGTATAAATCGTGATTACCTGGAAAGAAATAAAAGTTTTCAAATGCTTTGCCTAACTTTTCTAAACATCTAATGGAAGCATCCATAGTGGTTATGTTCACACTGTTTCTGTTGTGATGCCAGTCACCGCAAAACATTCCTGTTTCGCAACCATGCTCCTTGGCTAGAGCAATGTACCAATCGATAAATTCTTCGCAATCGTCGTTGTGTAATTTTGAATTGGATTTCAATCCAAAGTGTATATCGGTAAACACCGCTAATTTCTTGAACAAAATAATCTCCTACTTTCCTATAGAATAAACGAAAAAGTTGTATTTGTCAACTCTATTTTTTACGTTTGTTAACCGTTTTAGTTTTCGGTGCAGGTTTGGTTGCTTTGTGAGGCATAGATGCGTCTCCAGAAGTTTGTCTGGTCATACTAGGCATCATGTTGTTCAATTCTAAAATGTCATCTCTTATGTTTTGATTTCTTTTTTCGATATTGATTATTCTCACAAATGAATTGGTCACTGCCGCTGTGTAATAAGCAAATGGATTGTTAGATTTGGATTCATCAAACTGTAAACCAATCTGTGCCAATTGCAGTATGGCTTGTCCCTGCATTTCGTCATTGTAGGTGTAACCTCTCACGTTACCTCTGGTACCATATCGTTCACACAGTTTCATCCACATCTTGGCCAATTCGTTGGTGGCTTTGCCGGCTTCTTTGTTAAAACGACCATTCTGCATTCCACCTTCCCAATGACTTTTGCCCACACAAATCAAATTGCCTTTTCTATCATATTTCCAATGCTGAAATGGAGGAAAGTTCACTTTGATCTTGCCATCTGCCACTGTTTTAGGATTTCTTTTTCTGCCAGGTTCATCTGGCACGTGCTCATAGGTCATCACTCTGAACACCAGATCATCCTTGTCTATTTTACGATAATCTATCTCGCATTCGCTTAATTTGGTCTTGGGATTAGCGGCTTTGCGTTTTTCGTACTCTTGCTGTGTTAATTTCTTGGCTTTGTTTCTTTTGGCTTGGGCCACAGATCTTATGTTTATTGCATCTACATTTTTAACAATCAGATCATAACTGGAATAAGCATCGTCTGTAAAACTACAAAATGACGTTTTAGACTTGTGAATTTCTTCCAAAAGGTCTTTATTATTAAGATAATTGACTTTTTTCATTAGTATTCCTTTTTATATATCTCTTCATTATAAACTACTCAGTTAATTTTGTCAATAAATAAATGTAGGAGTATAACAAATGGCTTTTGGCGACAATTTTCTGAAACAAGCAGTGGACAGCATTAACAATGTTAATGTGTCTGAGTTCACTCAAAAGGGCAAAGACATAGCAAAAAACCTTCAAGGATTTCTGGACACAGGAGCAAACACATTAGGTAAAACACTGGACAGTGCTACAAATTTATTGGCAGGCAAAGCCAAAAGAATGAAAAGTCAACTATCAAAGTTTACTGATGCTAAAATAGATCTAAAAGCAGGTCCAGTTCAAGTAACTTGGAACGCTGGCGGTAAACAACAAGGTCCTGAAGATTTAGATTGGCGTGTGAGTTTATCGATTCCTCAAAATGTTAAAACTATAATGTCTGGATCATCAACATTGTTAGATCCTTTGAAAACAACAGGCAATAAATTAGTTTTTCCTTATACACCAACAGTTTTGGTAGGACACAGTGCTAACTGGAATCCGATGCAACCAGTTCACACCAACTATCCTTTTTATGCTTATGAAAATTCACGTGTGGATCAGATGACCATCACAGCAGACTTTTATGTACAAAATCAACAAGAAGCACAATATTGGGTGGCGGCAGTTCATTACTTAAGAACGATGACCAAAATGGCATATGGACAATCACCAGACAGAGGACAACCACCACCAGTGGTTTACCTGAATGGTTATGGAGATTTCACTTTTAACAATGTGCCGGTTATAATCACAAACTTTCAGTTTGATTTGAAAAGAGAAGTTGATTACGTCAGTACAAAATTAAACGTAGGCGGATCCACGGCAGTAGATACTGGTGATGTAACATCAGATACATCTTCGGGAAAATATGCTTGGGCACCAACAGAAAGTTTATTAACAATTGGTGTTGTTCCGCAGTACAGTAGAACAAAACAAACGCAATTCAATTTGAAAGATTATGTTAAGAATGGTGGATTGAAAGGAGATGGATTTATTTAATGACAGTTTATAATTCATCAAGTCCGTATGCTTCTACACAAATAGTTGATGATCAATATCTTGATCTGTTAACGATCAGACCAATTCCAGCCAAACCAGATGACATACTTTATACAGTAGAACCTCAATACAATCACAGACCAGACTTGTTGGCTTATGATCTTTACGGCAATCAAAAATTATGGTGGGTATTTGCTCAACGCAACATGGACACTATTTCAGATCCTGTATATGATCTCGTATCGGGCGTAGAAATTTATCTTCCTCAAGGACCTGCTCTTAGACAAATACTAGGAGTATAAGATGCCTCTTCCTGATAAAAAAATAAAATCAACAAAGATCAATGATGCTGTAAAGGTAATTGAAGGGGGAGAGCAAAAGGAATCTGCATTATGGGGATCAGGTAATGGAACTGCTGGTTCTATAGGTGCAGAAACAGATTATTATGTAGATGATAATAAAAAAACAACAAACACAGTTAAAAAGAAAAAGCATACAATTACAAATTTATTCACAAGAAATTATGTAAGAAATCCTCTGCATGATTTTCAATCATACAATGTAATTTTTACAGTGGCGGCACTAACTTTGGAAGAAGTTAATTTTCCAGATGTACTTTATAAAAGAGCTCCGTTATTTCCAGTGGCTCAATCAGCAGGTAAAACCGGACCAGAAGTTACATTTTATAAAGACGCAGGATTAAATCTTGAATATTTTGTAGATGATGTTGAAATAAATGCAGTGGTAGGACCATCCAAAAAGAACAAGCACACTCAATTTACAACAATGACATTTAACATCAAGGAACCTTTCAGTATAGGATTATTTTTCCAAACACTTAATATACAAGCCGTAAAAGCATCTGGCGATGCAGATGTGAATTATCTTAAAGCACCATATGGTCTAATTGTGGACTTTGTAGGTGTAGATGCTGAAGGAAAAAGTTTCAATAATGAAGAATTAAGAAAAGTTATACCTTTTTATTTTAAGTCAGCACAACTTCGAGCAGATACATCAGGAGCGATATATGAATGTTCTGCAGTACCAGTAACCGAGTATGGTCTTTTAACAGTTAACAACGCAATTAAACACGATATTACACTGTCTGGTAAAACTGTTTATGAAATGTTACAACAAGGTGATCAAAGTTTAATGGGACAATTAAACTTTAAAGGAGAGACCGATAAAAAAGCCAAGAAAAAAACAAAAGTAACCACAGTGCCTACTGATGATTATATTGTGTATTTTCCAAACAATCTTTCTAGAACAATCACTGAACAACAACGTAAAGTGATTACAGAAGATAGAGCAGTGATCCTTGCCGACAACGCAGAGTACAGCTCGAAATTTGAAACAGAGAAAAGAGACACCGCAGTAGAAACACTTTTAGGTAACGACGTTATAGTTACTAATGAATTCAACGGCACAGGTGGTAAAGGAATAAGAGTTTTTCAAACAGTAGAAGAAGATGCTGATTCAGGAACAACGTTTTTAGGAAACGAAATTGGAGAAGCCAAAATGGCTATCGCTCCTGGTAATATGGCTATTATAGGAAAAACGTTTCCAGAATTTGAAGAAAAATATGACAAAAGGAAAAAAACTTTCACTAGAGACAAAATTACTCTTGATTTGAAAAAAATGACTTTAAGTTTTGCCAAAGGGTCTTATATCACAGACATAATAGAAACAGTGATCTTGTTGTCAGAATACAGTTTAAATTTAACTAAAAACCCAGATGAAATTAAAAATAAGCCCAAAGGTGGTCATCCTTGGTTTAGAATTGTAACAAAGTGCTTTGAATTAAAAGATTCATACATACAGTCCTTAATAAAACAAAATCCCAAAGTGGCTGTTTACAGTGTTGTACCATATATTGTACCAGATGAACTGTTTATTGATCCAGGCACTTATTCAGAAGGAACCACACAGATTAGAAATAATATCATCAAAGGTTACAATTATCTATACACAGGGTTGAATGAAGACATACTAGATTTTAGACTGGATTATAATTTTGCTTTTTATAATTCTGTTGTGCCTAAAATGGATAAAAGTTCAAATACTTCTGCGGCAGGTAAAGGAAAAACTGCTGAAAACAATGCCACAGTAGAGGTAGAAAAGAATTATGTAATAGAGCCCAGACCAAATGAATTAAAAGGAGGGGCAGGCAGTCTAACAAACAGACCAGAAGATGATATAATTGCCGGAGAAGAAGGATCAGAAAATGAATCAATTGAATTAAAAATTGCTAGATCCATGAACAAAAGAATTATTAATTCAAATGTGGATTTATTAAATTTAGACATGACAATTATAGGTGACCCATATTTTTTACCCAGCAGTGGTATGATGAACACTGATGAACCTGTGAGAACATATGTGGATAGGAGAGGATTTCGCAATGCGGACGGTTCACTTACAGCATCAGGATCTGTGTATGGAAACGGTAGAGGTGAACTTAATTATGTGGACAGAATGTGCTACATAGAAGTCAATTTTCAAACGCCAATTGATGTGCAAACAGGAGGCAATCATATGATATTTCCTACCACGGGCGGATATGTTAACGGTATGAACGAATCTGTGCGTTTGGGAGAATTCAGTGGTTTGTATAGAGTACAAAAAATTGTGAATTCATTCAGACAAGGAAAATTTGAACAAACACTCACAGTGATACGAAGTGGCAATATGTCAGTGGATGCTAAAGAAGGATCCAATGAAAATAAAAAAACTATCACTGAAACTCAAGGATCAAACTAATGGCAACACCGTCAAAAAGAAAATCATTTGCAGTAGATCCAAAGAAAGATAAAGGACCTTTTGAAGCCATTGTGAGGAATGTGTTGGATCCCAAATACAGCGGAGCAATTGAAGTTGAATTACTCAAAACACTGTCATCTGGCAATACCACAACCACAGGACAATTTGTCACTGCCAAATATTTAAATCCATTCTATGGCACAACCTATGTGGGCGGCTTAACAAAAAACAAAGATCATAGAGACAGCCAACAGAGTTACGGTATGTGGTTTGTGCCACCCGATGTGGGCAACAGAGTACTGATACAATTTATTGAAGGCAATATCAACAGAGCCTATTGGGTAGGATGTATTCCACAGGAACTGATGAATGTGATGATTCCAGGTTCTACACCTGCCATGACCAACACTGACACAACAGATTCTGCACATCAAGAAGATCCTGCTGATGCAGATATCAGAGGCAAAAAAATGCCTGTGGGAGATCACAACAAATTAAAATTTTCCGACAAGCCAGTGGACAAACCATTACAGATCAAAAAGCCTATCAACAGATTATTCAAAGCAGTGTTAGAAACACAAGGCTTAATAGCAGATGAAACCAGAGGTTTAACCACATCAAGTGCTAGACGTGAAGTGCCTTCCAGTGTGTTTGGAATTAATACACCAGGACCAATAGACAAAGTATTCACACAAAATAAAGAAGTCGCCACAGCAAGATTGGGCGGAACATCATTTGTGATGGATGACGGTGATGATAAATTTATTAGAAAAACATCTGCAAAAACAGGACCTTTTGATTATGTGAATGTTGAAACAACAGAAACAATCACCGAAGGCGAAAAGAATATTCCACACAATGAATTATTTAGAATACGTACTCGTACAGGACATCAAATACTGTTGCACAATTCAGAAGATCTTGTGTACATTGCCAACGCCAATGGTACAGCATGGATTGAAATGACTGCCAACGGCAAGATAGATTTCTTTGCCCAAGACAGTGTGAGCATTCACTCTCAAACAGATTTTAATTTCAAAGCAGACAGAGATGTGAATGTGG